TGTGTCCCTATTGGGTCCCGAATGCCGATTACAGCCTTTCAGAGGCCCACCGCTCAAGCCGGGGACACAGGAAAGTTTCCGGTGGCCCATGGCCAAAAAGCTTACCGACGCCTTCGTGAAGGCCATACGCACACCTTTTAAAGCTCGGGTTGAGTATGCCGATCTACGCTGTGTCGGCTTAGCGTTTCGCGTGACGGCTTCCGGAGTCCGCTCATGGTGCTTTCGCTTCCGCGACCCACGGACGGGCCGATCGAGCCGTATCGGACTGGGTCCCTACCCCGCCGTTTCTCTATCCGCCGCCCGCGAATTGGCGGAGGCCCAGCGAAGGGTCGTGGCCAAGGGGCAGAATCCGGTTGAGATCCGGCGCCAGGAGCGCGTGGAAGCTCCACAGAAGACGTTCGAAGCGCTTGCCGCTCGATACCTGTCTGAACACGCTGATCGTCACAAGCGCCCGAGGTCAGCAGCTGAGGACAGGCGCAATCTCGACCTCCATATCTTGCCCCGCTGGAGTAACCGTCGTTACGAGGACCTTCGTCGTGCCGACCTGATCGAGCTGGTTGAAGGGTTGGTCAAGGTCGGCAAGCCAACGCTCGCCAACCGAGTTCATGCGCTCTTGTCCAAAATCGGGGCGTTTGCGGTCGATGCGGACCTCCTCGTTGGCAATCCGTTTGCGGGGATTAAGAAGCGCGGCCAGGAAAACATCGGCCGTCGAATTCTATCCGACGACGAGATTCGGCTGTTTTGGCGCAACATCATCCTTCCCCCCGTGTCTCGGCGTGTCGGCCTAGCGTTGAGACTTGCCCTCCTGACGGGGGTTCGTGCCGGGGAAGTAGTCGGTATTACCCGCGCCGAGATAGAGCATCTGGGCGATACCCATCGAGCCGCTTGGAAAATCTCCGCCGATCGAGCCAAAAATGGCCGAGCACACCACGTTCCCCTATCGTCTATGGCGCAGGCCACTTTACACAGCGCGTTGGAATTAATCGGCGATGATGAGAAGTTTCTCTTCCCGTCACGCTGGAATGCTCAACCCATTACGGCTCACGCATTGGCGGTCGCGATGCGGCGTTTCTCGGACCAATTGAAGGACAAGTCAGCTGCCGCCAGGACCTGGCGTGCCGACCCCCCTAGCCCTCATGATCTGCGGCGGACGTTCGCGACAAGACTGTCTGGACTCGGTGTCTCTAAAGAGGATCGTGATGCTTTGCTGAATCACATCAGGTCTGACGTTGGCTCCAAGCACTATGATCTGTACGAACGCGCCAAGGAAAAGCGTGCAGCGCTCTCAAAATGGGACGAGGCTCTCGCAGCGCTGCGCGATGCCGAAGCTGAAGTGCTCAGGGTTAGGAAGGCGGCGAGGCGGCGATGAAAAAGAATCCCAAGCGGGCGAAAGAGCGTGTTAGCGACGCACTGGGTGGCTCGCCAGTCGCGCCGTCGCAACTAAAAAGATCGTCCCGACCCAGAGGAGATTGCGGCGCTATTTCTCTGCCAGGGGGATTATTGGACGAGCCAGTGCGTAGGAGGCCGGTTAGTCAAATGCGAGACTATCCGCGTCTGGTTGCCGAGCGCGCCTGGCTTCGCCTCGCCGGAAATAAAGAGTGGATCACGCTAGAGCGGTTCGTTGCGAAGATTGCAGCATTCAATAATATTGAGACGGCAACGGCCCTGGTCAAAGCCGCTATTGTTGGGAAATCATTTTTGAACGCTTTCGGCCTCCCTCAAATATTCTTTCTCCCTAAACCAACACTTTTCAATGCGCGTAGCGAGGCGTGGCGAGTATCTGCTACTGAGTACATCGATACATCAACCCGTTTTGCTAAAATCGATATGTTGGATTGGTATTTGAGGTCTGTTTGGGTGCCTTCGGCTCTAGTTCAAGAATGGTGCCGAAGTCGCGGATATAACATTCAATCAATAAATACGCCGCAGCCTATTGCCTCCCCTCCCATCGAATCGCGGGGAAAGCCCGGACCGAAGGGATATGAGGAGACCTGGGTCTATAGCAAGGATCGCGTGTTCCTTTTGATGAACACCCACGGGGATTTTTCACGCGAGCGTGGTTGGTACCAGAAAAAGCTAATTGATCGCATTTCAGAAGATCTGCAGGAAAACAATATGCCGGTCCCCGATCCCTCCGGATTTAAAAGGCGGTTACCCGAGTGGCTACGGGAGTGGCGGGCTGCGAACTGTGAGGCCCCGCGCACGCGCTAGAGAAGCGTGCTAATCCGCACCTAATTTGCACTCAATGCACACCCAAAACGTTCTGTGAATCTGCTTTTTGCCGATAATCCCAATGCATTCCGAACGCGGAGGGACACAACGCAAGAGGTGATTTGCAATGCAATCGAATTCGAAAATTGCTCTCTCGTCCGAAGCAATGATTGCCTTCGAGCCTTTGGCACTTCCGATTGAAACCGCGCCACATGCAGCGGGAGTTGCCCGAACTCGAATTTTTCAGGCCATCGCCAACAACGAACTAACGGCGCGAAAAGCTGGCAAGGCAACAATCATTGAATTGAACGAGCTGCGGCGCTGGATTCAATCACTACCGACGCGCGGACGCGAGCCCGACGAAGCGACGGCCTAGTCGTTTTCATCATCAGTTCAACGAAAAACCCCGCCGCCGAGCCTGTGAGCACGCGCGACAGGGCCTTTTTCACAATGGGTATTTTCAATGTCTTGTTTATCCAACGGCGCGGTTGCACGCAACGAAATTCCTGCAGTCCGACTTAGGCGACTGGCGGCTCAAATACATCAGTTAGGCCCTAGACCGCTGTTTGAATTGCTTCGGGAAATCGATGCGGGCTCGGATCTCCTTCAAGTACTTGAGCGCTACGCCAAGCTCGAACCCCTGACCGAGTTCATCACGCATCTTGGTGGCGACCAGTTGTCGCCGCCTGTCCGACTTATTGGGGGGCGACGATGAGCGAGATTGATTTTGATCGCATCAATCGTGAGGCCCTTTCGGGCGGGCACCGATTCCTCGCTGAATTAGCTCCGGGCGGCAAATTACGCGGGTCAGAATATACGGTCCTTAATCCGCGTCGGCCCGACAGAAAACTTGGATCATTCTGCATCAATTTTAGGACTGGCGCCTGGGCCGATTTCGCTACCGATGATCGAGGGGGCGATGTTATTAGTTGGGTCGCCTATTTGCGTGGGTCATCACAGAGCGATGCTGCGCGCGAGATCTCCAATCGACTTAGGATTGAGCCCCATAAGACAACGGCTGACAGTGGGCCAGCCGCTAAAGTCAGATCGGTCCGCCCAGTTGTAGCTCCAATTCACACACCGGCCACTGCCGGCCCCAGTTCGCCGCTCGGGACTCTGCCGGCGCGCACTCCGCCGAGCGATAACGGCCGCCCTACGTTCTTTGCTGGCGGAGACACCGGCCCGCGTCTCTCGTCCGACGAGATCCGGCGCCACATTTACCGGCAGGACGGCGTTCCGGTTCGCATCAAAATAAAGCGTCAGGACGGCAGTTTTGTTAACTGGTATCGCGTGGCTGACGGCGATAGGCAAGGATGGCAGAGCGCCAAGCCTGATAGCTACGTAGATGTGCCATACAGGGGTGCAATCGACCCGTTTGATGCCGAGCTGTTAAACGACTTGATCTACTGGCCCGAGGGCGAACGCGACGTAGATACGCTCGGCTCCGCCCATGTTCCCGCCTTTACCTTCGGCGGCACGGGAGACGGCCTCCCAGACGCAACACGAGAATGCATTGCTGGGCGGCATATCGTGATCCTCGCCGATAACGACGAGCCAGGCAGGCGCCACGCCGAGCAGAAGGCCGCGCTGGCCTTCGGCGCTTCGACGAGCGTGCGAATAGTCCATTTCCCCGAGCTGAAAGAAAAACACGACGTAAGTGATTGGATGGACTTGGGCCATAGCGCTGATGAACTTGAAAGTCTGGCCCAGCAAACGCCTCTGTGGCGTTTTCCGGCAGGACCTGCAGACCAGCAGCCAAAGCCCCAACGCGAGTTGGTCATTCCGTGTGCATCCGAAATCATACCTGAACCGATTGAACGGGTTTGGCCCGGCCGGCTTGCGAATGGCAGTGACGCTCAATGGGCGGATCCAGATCTGTCTCTCCTTGATGATCGTCGGGGGCAATTGCCAGCATTTCCGATTGACGCGCTATCGCCGGCCTGTCGCGACTGGGTCAAGCGGGCCGCGCACGGCGCTGGCGTAACTCCTGCCCATGTCGCAGTTCCGATGATCGGAATCGCATCCAGCTTGATTGGGACTGCACGCCGGATACAGGCATCGCGTTCGTTTATCGAACCGGTGACCTCCTGGACCACGATTGTAGGATTTTCCGGGACCGGCAAGACCCCAGGAATCAACGCCACCAGGCGTGCCCTTGCGCTCGTAGAGCGTAATCGCAAGGAAGAAATCACTGAGATGCGGCGAGCGCATGAAACTAAGCGCGAGACCGCCAAGGCGGTGCGCGAAGCATGGAAGAAACAACTGAGCGAGATCGCCGCCGATCGTGTTGTAGAACTGAACAAATATCGCAGTGCCGCAACCGCCGAATCTGTAATGCCGCAAGGGGCCGAGGATCCCGGACCGTTCGTCGCCCCACGGCTTCATGTATCGAGTGCCACCATCGAGAGGCTCGCTGAGATTTTGCAGGTGCAGCCGCAAGGGGCTTTGCTGCTATCCGACGAACTCGCCTCGTTGTTCCTGAATATGTCCCGATACTCAGGCGGCCAAGACAATGAATTTTGGCTCGAAGCCTGGAACGGCGGACCCTACACCGTCGAACGGATGTCCAGGCACATTTCCATCGATTATTTGTTGATTGGCGTGGTTGGTGGAATGCAGCCGGACAAGCTGGCTCGATCATTCAAGGGCGACGCGGATGGTATGTCGGCCCGGTTCCTGTTCTGTTGGCCGCCTGAACCCTCCTACAGACCGCTTACGAACGACGTGTTGGAAATTGAACCGGATATCATCAACGCGCTTACCCGCCTAGTTAATCTTCCGGCATGGCAGGAAAAGAAAGACGTTAGCGTCATCGCTGGAACTTTGTCGGAGATCAATCGCGAGTTCGTACCCCAGATCATAAGCCAGTTCGTCCCGCGTACGGTTCCTTTATCTCCACTGGCTGTCGAGAAGTTCGAGCGGTTTCGGCAATTTGCGCACGTCGGAAAGGCCGCGCTTGACGGTCGAGATCGCGAGTGGTGGGCCAAGATGCCGGCCCATGTTCTACGCCTAGCGGGCACGCTTTGCTTCGTTGATTGGGCATTTGTTGGCGGCCAAGAGCCAACCGAGGTCGATGAAAACTCCATGGCTTCGGCTATTCAGCTCGTCCATTCGTACTTCTGGCCCCACGCGCGCGCGTGCCTGCGGCAGATTGGATTGAGCGACCGCCACAAAGAAGCGAGGCGCGTGTTGCGGTGGACACGGGCGCACGGTAGGACCGAGCTCTCGCGAGAAGACGTTCGCCGCGATGCATTGGCCCAGGCGCTCAATGCCGAAGAGACAGACGACCTCCTAGGCTTCCTTGTGAAGGCAGGCTGGCTGCGCGAGACGGTTTCCCATAGCGGCCCAAAAGGCGGCAAGCCGGTCCGTCGCTGGCAGGTAAACCCAACTCTCATAAGCACTGCGGAAACTGCGGAAACTGCGGAATCTGGTTCGTGCGCCGAGTTAGCGCAGTAACCGCAGTTTCCGCAACCCCAAGGAAACAAGCAATTAGCCGTATGCCTCGCCGTCTTTTACTTCGAAGCTGAACGTCGCGCCTTGCCTCCTGCATTCGCGTTGGAAAACTTCGCGATCAGATATCTGCGTCCAAATAGACGGCCCGACACTATGACTTTAAATAGCCCCAAAAACAGATTAGCAATTTGTAGGAACAATATTTTTTCGAACGTTTTCGGTTAGTTTTGGCCAGATGAGTTTTGGTAAGGTGATTTATGGGCAAAAGACGCGATCCAAAAACTGATAACACAGACGCACAACAGAAGGCTTGGTTGTTCAAGCCTGGCCAATCCGGCAACCCCGCGGGGCGCCCCAAGGGCTCACGCAACAAGCTGGCCGAGGACTTTCTGTCCGACGCCTACGAGCAATGGCAGCAGCACGGCCCTAAAGCCTTAGAGACGATGGCTACGTCCGAGCCATCAAAATTTTGCCAGATGGTTGCAAGCCTACTTCCCAAAGAAATGCATATTAAAGACGCCGCATTAGAGGATATGAGCACCGATGAAATTAGAGACGCCCTCGCTAGAATTGCAACAATACGAACCTTTATTGGCTCGGATGCAGCGGCAGATGGAGGGGGAATTAGTCCGCCGGACGAGCGAAAACCGCATTGATAGCTACTATCCCGACGAAGGACCGCTAAGGCGAGAACTATATCCGAAGCATCTGGAGTTCTTCCGGGCTGGGATTGAGCATCGTGAGCGATGCTTCCTGGCGGCCAATCGCGTCGGGAAGACTGAAGGCGTAGGCGGATACGAACTAACGTGCCACCTTACCGGTGAATACCCAGATTGGTGGGAGGGCAGGACATTCGATCACCCGATCGAAGCCTGGGCTGCTGGCGATACGTCGCAAACTGTACGAGACATCATTCAAGCCAAATTGCTTGGCCCGGTCGGGGCATTTGGGACCGGTCTCATTCGTAAAGCCCTGATCGTACGAACCACCTCACGCCAGGGCATTTCTGACGCGGTGCAAGATGTCTACGTCACACATAAAAGCGGTGGCACAAGCTGGTTGACGCTCAAATCCTACGATCAGAAGCGCCTGAGCTTTCAGGGTACTGGCAAGCATGTGATCTGGCTCGATGAAGAGCCGGACCTGGGCGTCTATTCGGAATGCTTACTACGAACCATGACCACAAACGGACTAGTGATGTGCACGTTTACGCCAATGCTTGGGTTATCTGAGGTTGTGATGAACTATCTGCCAGAAGGCCGGATGCCGCCATGAGTAAGTACGTCGTAATGGCAGGCTGGGACGACGTTCCCCATCTCGATGAGCAAACCAAGCAAGACCTTTACGCATCAATTCCGCCCTATCAACGAGATGCGCGCTCCAAAGGCATACCCCAGCTCGGCTCTGGGGCGATCTACCCGGTGCCTGAATCCGAAATTGTCTGCAAGCCGTTTGAGATCCCGAGATATTGGCCACGCGCTTACGCCCTAGATGTAGGCTGGAATCGCACGGCAGCGGTCTGGGGTGCGTGGAATCTCGACGAGGACAAAGTCTTTCTCTATGCCGAGCACTATCGCTCGCAAGCCGAACCGGCGATCCACGCCGCCTCTATTCGTGGCCGGGGAGCTTGGATACCTGGAGTCATAGACCCTGCCGCACGAGGTCGAAGCCAGGTCGATGGCACTCGACTGATCGAACAATACACAGACCTCGGACTACTGCTTGCACCAGCCGAGAACGCGGTAGAGGCCGGGCTATATGCCGTATGGGAACGGCTGAGCGACGGGCGGCTGTTTGTGTTTAGTTCATTGCAGAACTGGCTTTCCGAATTCCGGATTTATCGTCGGGATGAAAAGGGCAAGATCGTTAAGCAGAACGATCATCTGATGGACGCTACCCGCTATCTGATTCTGAGTGGCTTACAAGTTGCCTGCCGAGAACCGCGTGAGGAAGAGGAAGATAACCGTCAATGGATTGATTCAACGCGAAACGAATACACGGGATATTAGAGCCGAGCATTGAGCAGATCGTTGCAAGGAATAATCAGACCGTGACGGACACACCAAAGACATTTACGTTCACTGACGACCCGGAGGCCGCAGAGCAGTGCCGCCGAGAGAACCCGGATGCAACGATAATTCAGCTTAAAATTGTCAATCCACCCCGCTGCGAGCATAAACCGTGCAAGAGCCCGGATTGTAATTGCCCGCAAGATTATCGCCTGCGCAGAGCCGAAGAGTTGGGATTTCACGCCCCTTCGCCGACTGTACACTAGGTGCGGATCACGCGCCCGCCCTTATAGACCTGCGGTGCGGGTTGCAACGCCGGGAGGTTGGACTTGGACATCAAGGAATATCTGAGCGAGTTCGGTCTCAACGCTCTCGTCGAGTACAAGCCCTTCCCCGAAGAAGGGATCAACGAAGCCGTCGATCCAACCCGCATCGAACCGTACGGCGCCGAATGGGACGATCTGGTTCGCCTGCACGATCTCGTGTTGCGCCGCCGCGTCACGACGATCCTGGAATTCGGCTGCGGTTTCTCGACCTTGTTCCTGGCCCATGCGCTGGCGCTCAATGCACAGCGGCACGGCGACTTCGTTCGCCGGAACCTGCGACGCAACAATCCGTTCGAGCTGCACTGCGTCGACGA